TTCATTAAGGCACCTGTGTTGTTCTGAGGTAAGCATATCACCTCTGTTCAGGTGGCCAAATTTATTAAACCACTACAGAAATAATGTAAGCAGTTGTTTATCTGTCATGGCTACCTCAATCTACAATGAATTTATCAGCAACAGTTGCCATTGTTGATACTAGCAACTCAGCACGATCACTCTCGATTATCGCCTTGGTGTGCGGATGATGATTTTCAGCTAGCCACTTCATTACAGGCTCAACTACTAGCTCAAACTCTTTTAATTTGTCTTGATTGTTATCCGTCATACTCCCTCCTAAACTATTTCATCAGTCCGTATTCATAATTGATATCGTCAAGGCCTTCTCTGTCTGATTCTAGGTAGTAATCCCATCTATCCAGACCCTTATGATTAGTCCTGACCAGCTGCCAACGCCAACCGTCAGCGTGTCTAACTCGTCTTACATACCTGATTGTAGTAACCCAATGTTCATATCCACCATAGCCAGTCAGCGAATCAAACTCGACTCGAACAGGTCTAAATAACTTCGGCATGGATAGATTTCCATTGTGATACTCATGTATTGTCATACTCCCTCCGTTATTAACTAAAAACGATGCTAGTTAAGCCGCTTTTTCAGTTGGCAATCCGATAATTTCATTTAGCTTTTCAACTTTAAGTGCTGGTAATTGAAACGATGCTTTTTCAACATCTTTAGGCAATAGCTCTTTAGCTTCAGGCCAGATGGCTAATAGGCGTTTTACGGTGGTGCATGATTTTAATGCGGTGCTAACATTCACTTTAACTTCGCAGTATTTTTTATCTAACTTGGATTTCTTTTCTTCCAGTTCTAAAAATTTAATACTTAGCGGATGGTCAGCGGCAAATCTGCATTTTGATTCATCTGGAGTCAGGAGTTTAGTGCTGGTATTGATTCCGTAGTTAAGACGTTTTCTCATGCCGCCAAATGATGGATATATTTTGTAATCAGTATCATTGTAGATATAAACACAACCATCAGTAAGTTGATTTAATTCATCTGACTTTTTCACTAGCTCTTGATGGAGAGATTCTGCTTTGTCGGCTTTCTCCTTGCCACCAAGCGCTTCAATGCGTACATCTAAAGCTAATTTGTTATATTCTAGGTCTAACTCTTTTTGCTGCTGAACAACGCCAGATTTCTCTAATGCGTTTTGCGTGATAACTTCTTTCAAGCTATTTGTTAAACGAGTCATATCTCTATCTCCTATCTATTAATCAACTCAATTTTTGGATTAAGTAATCGCATGCCTTGAGTTTTTGTTGTGCGATAAATTGTTCACATGCTTCTATGCTAGTAGCCCCAAGCAATAAAACTCGATTGGGGTTGTTTCTGTATATGATCCGATACATAAAGTTATTCCTATTAATCAACTCACCACAGCCCACAGAATAGGCTCTGATTAGTTGCCTAGATATCGCTCTAGGCTGCGGGTCTCACAGACCATGGCACCTGCACTCTTTAATTTATTTAGTTACGTTAAATTTAATCACTACATAAATCCTCCGATTCAAACGGTACTTTTCGTAAAGGCGTGACCGATTTAACGCCTATATTTATTGTCGTGCTGTCAAAAAAGCTATCTCACCACAGCCCACCTTGATGGACTGTAATTAGTTAACTGTGCTCGTTTTTCTGCTGCTCAAGTTCTCTTGCTATCATTGCAGTTGTGCGTATCGCCCATTTATCGATAATTAATCCATCCTCCATCACTAGAACCATTTCCTCTGGCCTAACCATACATTCAGCATCAAGTTTGCAGCCTTTGCATTTTTTGAACTGGCTACACCATTTGCTAGTGTCAATAGTCGTATTCATACGGATAGTCCTGATATTGACTCATGTCATCGTCTGGATGCTCGTCGAATTCTTCGATATCGTCTTCCATATTCATCCCCTTGCCGTAACACTTCCATCACTCATAATCGGCTTGCGTAGCCGTGGTTGCTTGCGTGTATCTGGTGCTGATTTGAGTTCCAGTACCAAGTTTGCTATCGGGCAGTCCGTGCCGTTATATGCCGTGTGTGGGTTATTTTTACGCTCGGCGATCCATGCATTGCGGCGTCTTTCCTGTCGTTTCTTAGAGTTCATATTTCCTCCGTAATGATTGCCTGAACTGTCTTTACCTCATCAGGCGGCTGAGGTTCATCGCATTTACCACAACGCAATAAATTGTGTATAATTCAATCACCACAACGTAATTAAAGGATTCCATAATGGAAGTGAAATCATTTTTTTCGCCTGTCAGAAAAGCTATTGATGCCCTTTCCTCTATCAAGACCAATGAAGTGCTTAGAGAGCGTCTCGTCTTCATTAATGAGCAAATTGACGTACTTCAAAAAGCCCATGAATCTGCCATAAAAGAAATTGCCGAGCTTAAAGTAAAGAACGCCGAGCTTGAGAAGGAAGTAGCGGCTAATCGGGTTAAGGATGAGTTTATCTTTCACCACACTGCGGCCTTTAGAAAAATACCCTCGGGTGGGTATGCAAGGTCTGCATATTGTCCCAATTGTTTTAAAGCGGTCGGTTCGTTTTTTAATGACATGCCTTTCCATTGTGATACCTGCGGTTGGAGTTCTGATTTTTTAGGTAGGGAACTAAATAAGGTTATTGATTCAATTCCTGATTAGTTAACTCTCCATAGCCCACTCATCGAATGGGCTATAATTAGTATTTGAGTCAGCCCCACAGGTGTTATGCCCTCCGCTTTGTTCACTATGCTTGCGTATGTCTTGCCTCGCTTGGAAAGTTAAGCCAAGCAAATTCACCGTGTAGTTGTTTCGCTGCCTCGTCGTATGCTTTAGCTGCTTCAATTTTGTCGATGTATAAACCTAAGTGAGTGACCTTGCTGTTACAACAAATTTGAGCTTGCCATTTCCTTACTGACTTCATCCAGCTAACACCTTTGTAACCGCTTTTATTGCTAGCTCTGATTCCTTGGTTATGCTGGTTTTGGTTGTGAGTGCAAATCCGTAAATTCTCAATTCTATTATTTAACTTGTCTCCGTCTATATGGTCTATGTGCATATCTGGACACTTGCCGTGAACTACTGCCCATATTGCCCTGTGCTCTATTACTGTTCCTGCGGTGGATGCGTGAACTCTTCTGTAACCTCGGTGGTCTATAACGCTTGGTAGAGGCTCACCAGTTCGTTCTCTTATTAAGCACCCACGCTTACTGTCGTAACAAATGCCTTTAAAATTTGATTTAACGTATTTATTGCTGAATCTCATTTGAAATACACCTCTCAGATTTATAAGGAATATTTCTTATGAAATTGCATCTCATTGCCGTTCGTACCTGAACCCGCCGAGCGCCCGACGCATGGTTTAAAGTCGCGCCGTTCGACTATCTTTTATCTCTGGTTGCCCTTCGATGATTAAAATATACCTATAGGTAATTTAAAAGTAAATACCCAAAGGTAAATAATTTAACGTAAAAAGTTTACCTGATTGATTTTTCAGGTAATTTATTTTCAAAAATTATTTATCTTGCGAGGAAAATCACACTGACGGGGAATTGCGGGCACAAAAAAGCCCTCGCGGGGAGGGCTGGGGATTAGGCTAATTTTTGCTTGGCAAACTCAATTGCTGAATCTTTATCTTTAGCTTCAAAGTGAGTTATTTTATGCCTATCAAGAGTATACTTAATTTCATCAATAGCTTTTAACTCGGGAGCTTTTAATTTGATTTTGTGATCAAGAGTGAATAGCACATTATTGAATATAAGAATTTTTTCATCTACAGCTCGCTTTATTCTTGCTACCCACTTATCGCAATGTTCAAGCATTTTGCTTGGCTCAACTTGGTTGAATGCGAGTGGCTTTATAGCGCAGAGAACTTCTTTTGTGCATGTCTCTGCTACTAGAGGCATTTCAAAACTAGTAAGCTCACCACCAAATCTTATTTTTTTAAATGCGCCTTTTAGCTCGCTGTGCACTTGGAATCTATGTCTTAATTCTGCTGCTAATATATCTTCTCTGCGCTCTTTTGTATTGCCTGTTTGTTTAATGAATTTGCTATATAGTCTATCAAGTTCTTCATTTGCATTATGAGCCATTAGTACGCGAACAGGGCTATAACAGAAAATAGACTCACGCTTTTCAGTTAAATTAAAGAAGAAGTCTCTTAACCCTTCCGCAGAATTGAAGCTAGCTGCAATGTCTGAAGCTATGCTTAATTCATTTTCTATCAATGGCTTAACTACTTTGAAGATAGAGTCATCCCTAAAAAAACTCTGTATTCTAGCATCGTTTGATTTAGTCAAACTAAAATGAAGTTCGTTAGTTTTCGGAGAGCAAATAACCACACCTACATTCGCAAATTCCTCGGTTTCTGCGTATGGAGCATATCTTATAATGCTGTAAAGTAATGGTATTTTCATATTATTGTGCTCCTAAACTCTCCATCTCTTCCTCTGCCTACAATATGTAATATATTGTTAGAAATGCTATTTTTTGATAATTCATCATCAATCCATTCGGCTGGTATTTCTGATAGAGCATCATCGCATGAAGAGTTTATACATTCTATTAATTCTTTATTGGAGATTGCGTCAAGCATGTCATATTTCCAATCCCTGTTTCTTGGTGAGAATACGTGGAGTTCAAACATATCAATGTCGCAGTCTGGATCAAATGCAAGGTTATGGTCTATTAAATAATAGCTTTGTTTTTTTACGTTATAAATAATATTTACATTGCCACCAAGCTTGGTAAGCGACCTGTCGGAGTTATTTATCAATCTATCAAACAAATATATTTCTTTTTGCTTTTGTATATCAATAAGTTGATGAGCCAATGTGAATGCAATACTTGCTGAGTCTTCGATATACTGAGAAGCGAATGCGTACCCACATGAAAGTTTACCTTTTAGGTCGGGCGGCAAGAAATCAACAATATCATTAGGAACGTATACAATAGCAAAATCAGGTATCGGTAGATTGATTTTTTTTGCTAAGACTGACGCAACATATTCATGAATTAATTCTTTTCTTGATACAGAAGCGCTGCTTTTTACAACGTAAAGGTTTCCATCATCACAAGAGCATAGAATAGGCTTTGTAGAGCCAGCTTCCATTTGGCGAATAGCCTCTGTGACCTCTAATCGATTATTATTTTGCATAAATCAAAATCTCGAATTTACTCACACCCTAAAACGTGTCGTCAGGCCACTGGCTAACCGTGATATTTGTATTTGATTGATTGGCTAACTAGCACTTTGGCGTGAATAAACATGCCGTCAATATTGCTTTCTTCTAGATACCAAGTTTCATACTTAGGGTTATCAGAAATTACAGCAAGTCGCTTGTACTGCATCTGAAGGCGTTTTATATAAAGCTGGTTATTCAGGATAAATACATAAATACCATCACCATCAAAGTGATTCACGGTCATATCAACAAATATTTGATCCCGTGGCTCAAATGTCTCTGCCATCGAATCACCGCGAACAGTGATCATCTTGATTGTATGATCTGGCCTTCCACCAAATAATCGTTTTGCTTCTTCGTCTGAATACTCAATTGCTGTTATTGTTTCTATAAACTCATCAAGGACTACAACCCCAGCCCCCGCACTAGCCTCCACGTCAAGAACTTCAACTTTGTATGTTTTTGATGGCTCAGGTATTTCCCCTTCCGTGATTCCATCCATCCATCCTGCTGGCAAGCCTAGAGCTTCTTGGATTGCTAATACCATCTTATCTCCAATTCTTTTATAACCAGACTTGCTTGGAGGATAAAGCATTCTCGAAACATAGGATTTATCCTTTCCGATAGCGCGAGCGAATTCTTCTTGCGTCTCATAACGAGCAACAAGCTCAGCCAATTTCTGGCGTCTTTTTTCAAATAATTCAGTTTCAGCATTCATAAGTAAATCATCTATCAAAAATACCTGCTGGTAAATTGCCTATAGGTATTGATATTTAATTTACCTACAGGTATATTTAATCCATGTTTAGGTAAACAAGGACAACAAATGGAACAATTACGGATATTCCTAAATTCCCTTTCTGTTTCCGAGCAAGAGAAGTTCGCTAAAAAATGCGGAACATCAATCGGATATCTAAGAAAGGCTTTAACTAAAGGCTCAAAACTGGGCGCTGCTTTATGCGTAGCAATTGAAGTGAACAGTAATTCAAAAGTAACCAGAAAAGACCTTTACCCAGACGATTGGGAAAAAAACTGGCCTGAACTGGCTGCTTAAAGCTGCAAATAGAATAATTAACTGAACGGCACAGTATATTGTCGGGCGGGCGGCGTATCTCTAAGGAGACAATGTACCGAAGTGGCAACCCCCATTCAGTTATATAAAAAAACAAGCAACACACACTCACAGGATCGTGAGCAACGGACTAACTACGTCAAAAGGAATTTAACAAATGGACTACGCAAAAACTATAAACATCACATGTAAGCCTGAAATTCTCGAAAGTTACTTTTTTAAGAGAATGCTAGACGAAGGGAATAACACGTTCGCTAGTGAAATGGGAATACATCCAACAGCATCAAGCCGAGAAAAGAATCGGATATTCAAACTAGCTTGTAAGGCAATAGCTCATTACGGGCTACCTGCGGAGGCTGTATCAATGCCTGAGAAGTCTAGAAGCGTAGTTATTGAAGGTGACTATGCAGAAAGGTTAATTCAGGTTCTGGAAGGGAAAGGGAAGTTAAAAAGAAAAACCTCAAAGGCGGCAACCGATGAGGCTCAGATGGAGCTAATTTAATTTTCGTAAGCAGGAGTAATTATACATGAAAAACAAATTTAATTACAGCGCTGTGCATAAAAACGTCATGCGTGATCGGGCTAATCGCTCGGTCACTGAGCTGGGAGCTAAGGCGCTCAGGTCAGCATTGGAAGATGCAAAATTACGGCTTGAGCATCGTCAGGAAGTCACCAGAGGGAAACAGCATGAGTAACGTTGCATACGCTGATTTTGGCAACCAACGACGGCAAGAGAGGCCTACAGTGGCAGATCTTGATAATGGATACACCAGGATAGCAAATGAGCTCTTAGATGCGATTATGCTTGCTGGGCTCACTAAGCACCAATTACTTATAGTCATGGCTGTATGGAGGAAAACATACGGCTTTAACAAAAAAATTGATTGGGTAAGCAACCCTCAGTTAGAAAAGATGACCAGGCTAGACAGCACCAAATGCTCAACAGCTAAAAATCAATTAATCCGCATGAAAGTCTTTATCCAGGAAGGTAGAAAAGTTGGAATGAATAAAGACATTTCTGACTGGAATACTGACATTGACCAAAAGAGTAAAACATTTACCGAAACGGTAAAGAAAAGCTTTACCAAAACAGTAAAAGAGGTTTTACCGAAACGGTCAACCACAAAAGACAATATTACAAAAGACAATAAAGACAATATCCCCCTTACCCCCGAGGGGGAAAATATCGCTCTAGAAATCCTTGATTATTACAACCAGCTAACTAACTCCAAGTTCCAATCTACAGCGCCAATTTTGAAAGCTCTCAACACTGTTAAGTCAAAAGGTGAATGTTATACGCCTGACGAAATAAAACTGGTGATGAAATGGGCTGTTAATACCTGGACTAAAGGGAAGGATTTAAAGCCTCAGAATTTATGCCGAATGACCAGGTTTGATGGCTACCTGTCTGACGCCTTGAAATGGAAAAATCGTGAAGGAATTAACCCGGTTGATTGTCCACACGAAGAGCTGATTAAAATTTGGAATAGATATATCCCTGAGAGAGCAATTGAGCTCCATGAATGGACGCCTCGCAGACCAGCTTATAAAGACCTTGAAGCCGTTTGGAATGGCAAAACAAACAAGGGTCAATGGCGAGAAATACAGCACATGGACACTTGCTTTAGGCTGATTTCACAATCAAGCCATTTCACTAACCTGGGTGAAAAGGGGTATTTGACCCTGGATTGGATCTTAACTCCTGCTAGATGGTCGCAAACCTACGAGCAAGCCAAGCGCGAATATGCAGAGCGTAAAAAAGGAATTTAACATGAACAGTAAGTTTTGTGATTTATACGCTGAGAAGTCAGTAATTGGCGGGATTTTAAATGCCACTGGCGAATATACAGACCTGGCATCAAGTGCCATAGAGACTTTATCCGAGGATGATTTTACTGCTGTTAGCAATAAATTAATTCTCCGGGCTCTGAAGCGAATGAACCAGGCTGGTGCGAAGATTGACCTGATTATGGTTAACAGTGAGCTTGAGCAATGCGGTGATAGCAAAAATAGCGGCGGTTTCCCATACCTGGCTGAATGCGCCAAAGACTTGCCTAGTATCCACATGCTGCCAGGGTATGTTGAGAAAGTTAAACAGCTATCTTTAGCTAGGGGAACAATATCAATTCTTCAAGATGGGATATCCAGGATAAATGAGTCAGGGATAAATCATGTTCACGATATTGCTGGGCAAATTCAGGAAGAAATATCCAATGTTAGTAATAACCAGGTTACTGAGACTCAACACATTATGTCAGGTGTTGAAGAGTCGCTATCGATTATTGAGTCGATGATCAGCGGTGATATTTGGAAGTATAAAACTGAGTTCGGGTTGCCAGACATTGACCAGGCTTTCGGTGGTTTCAACAACACTGATTTTATTGTTATCGGCGGTCGTCCTGGTATGGGTAAAACAATGCTAAGCACCACGATCACAAAGTCGGTTGGTCTGGCAAAATCTAAACCTGTTTTGTTCTACAGCCTTGAAATGCCATCCTGGCAAATATCTGAACGTGTCGCATTTCATCATGCCCGGGTTGATAAGGAATCAATTCTAGGTAAAGAGAAATCTAAAATGAACATGGATGAAGCCTGGGCTCGGTTATCTAGTTCATTGGCTGAAATCAAAGACTCACCAATTTACATCAACGACAAGCCATCAATGAGTATTCATGAAATCCGGGCTGATGCCAGGAGAATGAATAAGCAAACTGGAGGTTTAGGGGTGATCATCGTTGACTATCTTCAAAAGATGAAAATGACTAACCCAGAAAATATGAATCAATCGGTAGGTGAAATTGCTACAGGGCTTAAGAACCTGGCTAAAGAACTTAAATGCCCGGTAATCGCCCTGGCACAATTAAACCGTAACCTGGAGCAAAGAACCAATAAACGCCCTGGCAATGCTGACTTAAGGGAGTCAGGAGTTATCGAGCAAGAAGCAGATGTTATTTTCATGATTTACCGGGATGAGAAATATAACCCGGATACTGAACTGAAAGGGATAACAGAGGTTATCTGCACAAAATCACGGCACGCACCAGGTGCAGAGAAAACCTATTACTTCACTAACACTCATGGTGGTTTAGATACGGCAGATTTAAGCCGAGCATTTATGGATCGCTACAGTGATGCCGACATCGAGTGCTAACACACCAAATTATAAGGACTTCTAGATGAGCATATTATTTCACAAGGATAGAAATTGGCTTCAAACACCACAAATCATAACTCATGGGTTGTTAATGGATAGCAAGCAAAGATCCCTTTCAATGCCAGAGGAAAAACACCTCAATCGTAAAATTCGCAGTTGCTATCCAAGAGGGAAGACATACCGAAACCTTGAACGAATTGAGTATTTCAGTAAGCGAGGTTTTTAGGATGGGATATCTACGCGATATTTTAGGCACATTATTTTTCATGTTAGTTCCCATTACTGGCTTTCTATCAGTAGCTTTCCTGATTTACCACGACAAAGAGGGTTGGGGATGGTTGCTGTTAGTGGTGGTTGCCATTTCTGGCAGCTTGAAAATTAGTTATGGCAATTAAGCGAGGTGTTGAGTGATGAAAGGAACAACGTTAACAGAGGGAGGCATCTAATGCAGGGCGCTAATTGGGTTAAGTGTAGTGAGAAAAATCCAGAGAGGGTTAAGTTCATTTTGTTCTATGCAGGCGGTGAAACTCACGCCGGATGGATGCTTGAGGAAGGTTGTGGTTTTTATAGCATAAAAATATCAAAGTGGTTTGATTATTCAGATGTTACCTACTGGTGCGACCTGCCACTCCCACCAACGCCAGAGGGTGAATGATGGAATCACCACTCGCAGGAATGATTAAACAGCAGGTATTCGACACCAACGTCGACAGGCTTGTAAAACTAAACGATGAGCAATGGGATTTGATACTGAATAACCAAGACGAACGCGCATGGTCTGGCGGTAATTACTACGGTCACGATTATGACGAATGGGAAATTTACATTGCCTACGATATCAAATATGTGAAAACAGGATTACGGGAGCCGTTGTTATGAACGAACTCAAGAAATGCCCCTTTTGCGGTGGGCGCGGTGAATACTACTACTTCGAAGATTTGGGTCACTTGGTCATCTGTTCTAACACTATTTGTCCATCAAATAAGTTCGGGTATACAGATGCTGAAGAGGCTAAGCAAGCATGGAACAGGAGAGCTAACAGTGAGTGATATAGGAGGCTAACTTGGAAGCAGATTTCCTCTTCCACGAATCAACCAAAACCGCAGCATGGCAACACCTCAAAGAAGTTCTAGCAACAAATCAACCACACCGAATCATTATCAAGCCTTGGAAAAATAAGCGTTCACTATCTCAAAATTCACTTTCACATATGTGGTATGCCGAAATCAGCAAGCATTTATGCAAGAACGGCATCAAGCACACTGATGAGAGCGTCAAGGAGATGATGAAACACACCTTTTTAGGCTATGAAGAAGTGAAAATGATTAACGCCGTCACGGGCGATATAGAGCTAATTAGGCGGCTAAGAAAAACTTCTGATTTAGATACTGGTGATATGTATTTCTACATGGAGCAGGTCGAGCGCTGGGCGGTAGATATTGGTTGTCTCGTGACAATCCCAAACAATTCGGAATACATGAAACTCAAGGAGCAGCAAGAGAGATGACACATGATGAACTATGCGAGATAGCAGTTAAATTTCTTCGCAAAAACGGCTTTGAAATCGTGTTCGATGACAAGCTGAAATCAGTGAACTGCTCCGGTGAGCAACCGGATGTTATCGGTTTCAGGAGTAGCGTGAGTTGTTTAATTGAAGCGAAAGTGAGCCGTTCTGATTTTCTAGCTGACAAGAAGAAGCGATTTAGGATAAACCCAGAACTCGGCATGGGAGACTGGCGTTTTTTCATATCACCGCCTGACATTATCAGTATTGACGATTTGCCGAAAGGATGGGGGTTGCTTCACGTCACTGGCAATAAGGTTGAGAAAGTGCATGGGTGGCCTAGCAATTGTCTGTGGATTAGCGAGAAGCCGTTTAAATCAGACAAACAAGCTGAGTGCAATCATTTGTATAGTGCGTTACGGAGAATGAATAAATGACACCTCAAGAAAAACTAAAGCAACTAGATGAACGTTTAGATGAAGTGCATAAGCTAGTTATTTATCTAAATGAGTGCCGCAGGGAGTTAATAAATCGTCACAATCTAAACAAGGAGAAGTTATGACTCAGCAAGGTAAGAATGCGATTGAAATAATCAAAGCGGTTAGAGAGCTTGAATATTTCACCACAAAACAAGCGCAAAACATAACAGGAATCCCTTACTCAACGGCAAGTTACATTATCAGCCTAATGCGTAAATTTTCGGCTGTGTCAGTTGTAGGAAAAAGCAAAGGTACATTGAAATACAAAATATCACCTGATGCTGTGCAGATTGTTAAGCGTGAATTTACCGAAGTTTTCAAGCCAGCTCCTAAAAAAATAGACGATGAAATAGTAGGTCGTGGAATGGTCTATGTCGAAAAGGCTAATGTGCAAGGTATGGGTAGTGCATTCTTAAAACGCATGGATTCTTTATTGAGCGAGGTGAGAGCATGAAGAAACAATTATTCTTTGGTCTCATCGTTGGCCTAATAGTTACCGCTGTTTGTATTTTTGTGGAGGCTGTTAAATATGGCTAACCCAAGGCGACGGCGCTGTAAGATATGCAGAGAGTGGTTTCATCCAAAGTATGAAAATATAGAGTGGTGCAGTCCGGAACGTGGAGCAGAATTAGCAATCAAGCGACGAAGTAAGGAGAGAGAAAAACTAGAAGCCAAACTCAAGAAAGAACAGAAGCAAAAAGAAGTAAAAGCCCGCGATAAACTCAAAGCCCGCAAGTTAGCAGTAAAACCCCGCAGTTATTGGATTAAACAAGCACAACAAGCCGTTAACGCATATATCAGAGAAAGAGACCGTGATTTGCCATGCATATCATGCGGAACGTTTCAATCTGCTCAGTGGGACGCTGGTCATTATCGGACTACCGCTGCGGCTCCACAACTGAGATTCGATGAGCGCAATATCCATCGGCAATGTGTTGTTTGTAATCAGCACAAGTCTGGGAATCTAGTTCCGTATCGCGTAGAGCTTATTAATCGAATAGGGCATCAAGCCGTTGAGTCTATCGAGTGTGACCATGAGCGCCACAAGTGGACTATTGATGAATGCAAAACCATCAAAGAGGTTTTTAGGAAGAAACTAAAGGAGCTGAAAGATGTTCACTGACATAAGCGCAGCAATTGAAGAGGCTAGATGGTCGAGAGTTAGAAATGGCTACGATTATGCAGTAGTTCAAATTGAGCGCGGAATAATGAAAGCCCATCAACTTAGATGGTTAGGTGCTAACTCTAAATTGCGAATTATGTTTTCCACTAAAGACGATGGAAACGGAGCAGTATTGCCGGAGGTAAGATGAGAAAGGCTTCATTTGAACAAATAGCTTACTTCAGAACTGAAAAGGAAATGAGGAAAAAGCTTTTCGGAGCACTTCCAAAGCTAAACCCATCAGAAAGGCCATGGACTAGATATATGCTAACCATATGGGGTAGAAACTACCAAGGTGATGATTCGCCAGATGGCCTAAATATAAATGTTATTGGTCGACTAATGACAAGGGATGAATGGGATGATGGTTCGGCCACTTTGATTCGTGCCACTTTCGATAACTGTAGAAAGATGGGATACACAGGCAATGAGCTAATCGAAAAGGTAAAGGAGATTATTGCACCAAACAAATCAACACTCGGCGCACTTCGCCTCGCCAAAGAAAAAGATGACGCCGAATTTATTGAAAAGTGTATTAACGAAATTTTACCAACGAGCAACCCGCTTCGTGATGTAGTTATTAAACGCTATAAGCAATGCAAAAGCCCGCAAAACATTCTAGAGGAGCTATCGAGGAAAACAGGTATAGACCTAGATTCTGCTAAACGTCGAGTTAGATGGGCTTGTGCGATGATTGAAGATGCTATTCATCCTATGGTTAGTGATATCAAGTAGCATTATTTTCTATGTAATTTATTAATGGGAGAAATCTATTGCATTCTGCGCCTAAATAGTATACTGTTTATGTTATGCTCGGTCGTGAAAGGCAAAGAGCAGGTAACAAGGTAAAAGATGCGGCACTTGTTATCGATACCGCCTAGTTGGTCACTTCGCCTATTTGGACTGGAACTCTAACCGCATCGGCTGAGAGGTCGGTATATCTTGCAATGGATGGTTGTACTTTAATCATCCTTTCTACCAGTGTGTTAAGTAAGTACGGTCGTGGGGTCCTGACATCTCCGATCTGAGCGTCATCCCCTGCAAGGGATTATGCTTAATTAATAGAGCCTCACTTCGGTGGGGTTTTTGCATTAATAGTGCCCCTCATAACCTCTACGCAGGACGGAGAAATCTGGTTTGCGATACGTTTGGGGCTCTCGATGTAAGCGCACTCTTCATTTTTGAGAGTTGTGTGATTAGGGACACCAGATGATGTTTTGGTCGATGGATATCTGGTGTCCTTTTCTATATCTGAGGTTTATATGCTTGATGAATTCGAAGGCTTCGACGAATTTGACGGGTTTTAATTCCCCCGAATTCGATGGATTTAACTCTTACCTCAGTTTTCAAATTTTGCGGTAACGTTTATTTTGGTTCCCTCATCAATGAGGGTAGCATAACGTAACTATTTGAAAACGTTATCGTACGTAAATTTCTTAAGTCAAATTCAAGAGGTCGCTTAGTGCGGCCTTTTTTATTTGCACCAGTAGCTCAACGGCAGAGCAGGCAACTCATAATTGCTTGGTTATGGGTTCGAATCCCGTCTCGGTGCACCAAATACGCCGCCACATAATTCTAATCACACACACTTAATTGACGCATAGAGATTGTGCGCGGCTATCTATTAACTAAATTCCTCCGATACGGGGGTGAGCCATGAAACGTATGAAAGAAAATCCTGAAGTATGGGTACAACTATCTGAATGGCTGTCATCAGTCAAAGAGCAGGGGGTTGGCGCAGCACTTGCAGGAGGTATGGCTATTCTCCGCGGTCGTTATAACGGTGGGGGATGGAAGAAAACCTCCATGGACGCGGTGATGTGTTCAATATTTGCTTGGTTTGCTAAGGATATGTTGAACATTTTTGAAATGAATAATGAGTTAGTTTACTTGCTAAGCGTTTTTATTGGATACCTTGGCGTTGACTTTATTGGCCGCCTATTACGTAGAGCAGCAGGAAACAAAGTTGGAGTATCAGATGAGTAAAGTATCCCGTGGTATCCGCAATAATAACCCAGGCAATATTGACTATAACAAAGCCAATAATTGGAAAGGTCAATTACCGCATGACCCAAGCGTTGAATCTCGCTTCTGTCGATTCGAAAGTCCCGCTTATGGCATTCGTGCATTAATCACATTACTTCGAACTTACCAGCGCAAATACGGATTAAAAACTGTCTCAGGATTGATTAACCGATGGGCTCCGACGAATGAAAACAACACAGGCGCATATATTAATGGTGTGGCTAAAGAGTTGGGTGTATCGCCTACTGATATTGTCAGCCTTGACGATAAAACAACCGCCATCAAACTGGCAAAGGCAATCATTCGTCACGAAAACGGATCACAGCCCTATGATGAGGCTACGTTCGAAAAAGCGTGGAGCTTGCTGTGAGTTGGGCTGAAAAAGCGCTAATTGTTATCTTGGCTTCAATGGTAGGCGTTATTTACTTTTTAAGTGACTCGATAAACAGTAAAAACGAGAAGATTAAACAGCTTAATAATGACCTATCAATGCAAGTAGCTATCACCGCAGATTACGAAAAGCGCATTAACTCCATTCACGAACTCGACACCAAACACACAACGGAACTCACAAATGCAAAAGCTGAAATTGACCAGTTGCGTATTGCTGCTGAGCGCAATCCTGAGCGGGTGTACATCAGAGCCAGTTGTCCGAAAGGCGAAGTCAATTCAACCTCCAGCATGGATGATGGAACAGCCGCCAGACCTACTGACTCCGCTATCGGAAATTATTGGTTACTCAGACAACGAATCGCAGAGTCCAAGCAAATGATACTTGGCTTGCAAGATTACATTAGAACGGAGTGTTTAAAATGAGTCAGACTTTAGGTCAAAAGTTAGTTGGCGTTAGTTTCAACCCTAGTGGAAATATCATGGTTGATGCTGTAAAGCAAAATGCAGCGGATACGATTGATTTAATTCAGGACAGCATGCAAAGAGCTACTTCAGAAGAAGCCTTGATGATTCACAATGAAGCCATTCGTCGCATCATGGACGCTCAGATGTGGGCTGTAAAAGCTATCACTTGGAAAGATTAACTCTCGACAAGAAAGCAATACGGGAAATTGAACAACAAAGAAATGCCCCAAATATCGGGGCGAAGCGAGAATAGCAGTTCATGAATGTAACACAACTATACGTTAATCGTGAATGACCACAACCTTAAAAAGGTAGTAATCTCAAACGGATATTACAAATATGAGCCTCCAATTAGGTGGCTTTTTAATGGCAAAAAAATAGCCCCTGGTGTTGAGGCTTAAAAGTGTAGGAATATATATGAAGTTAATAACTTAGCGATGTAATAACCATACCCCTCTTAATGTTACGTTACGAAAGTAAAGTTAAAAGAAAGTTACATTTATTCAAGTTTTGTAATCAGTAGTACGCATTTCACCCTGTGCCACGCTCGGCACATACACACCAAAGAACCTTTCAGGATAAGCCTTGAGGATAACCAGTAGTGGTTTGGTTAACCCTCTTTGGGCTGGTTACTCCTGAGCGCAAGGTTTATCTCTAAAAGGAACTAACTATGTCTTTAGTGGAAATTAAAAAATTTGATTTATTGACTAGCTCCTCTGCAATCGCCGATGGAGTTAAAAAGAAACACAAAACAGTAATTCAACTTGTTCGCCATTATGTCGATGACTTAAATGAATTCGGAAGGGTGGCATTTGAAATGCGATCCTTTGATACAGACGGTGGACGACAAAAGCAGCAAGTAGCACTACTTAATGAACAGCAGGCAACATTGTTAATTACATACATGCGTAACAATGATGTAGTCAGGGCATTCAAGAAAAGACTTGTTTCTGAATTCTTCAAGATGCGTTCTGCTTTAGCTGCCAAAAAGTTAGATAGAAATACGTCAAGATTGGAATATAAGCCAATGACCGATGCGGTCAAAAAGGCGAGAGAGGAACAAGGCAAGACTATTTCACCTCACCATTTTAGTAATGAAGCAGACTTAATTAATCGCATTGTGCTTGGTATGACGTCTGCTAAGTTTCGTGTACATAACGAAATAGGAAAGAAAGAGCCTATCCGTGATTACTTAACACCAGAACAAATACATTGCGTAACTGAATTGCAAAGAGCCAACACAGTGTTTATCTCAATGGGATGGAACTTTGAACAACGAAAGGAAGAATTAACTAAGTTGTTTAATAAAAATCATAAGCAGCCATTGCTCGATGAGATGCATAGATTGGCGGCGTAAAAATGCGCTTTGCTTGTAAATCAATAAATTACAGATGCACTAAAAGTTGCATCGCCTGAATAGGTCGCTCGGCGGCCTTTTTATTATTAGGAAACAACAAGGTAAATCATGACTACTGAACTAACAGCAAAAGAGAAAATCCGCTTAGGCTTACTTAAGCTAACAGGCAATAACACCGCAGCGACCGCTAAGGCTATCAAGCTCATCAAGGATGACCCACTTGAGTATGAGCTATTTTTCCAATTGTGGAGTAATAACAACGGCAACTTTGATAACGGCAGCGTCGATACGCTAACGAAAGTCGATTCCGTCTATCAGCGAGTGCAGGAAACAAAGAAAACGTTATTCAACGATGAAGTAGCAGAATAACCAATCACAAAGCTCATCATGGTGGGCTTTTTAATTTGTTATGAGGGAAACATTATGGGACAGCAATCAAATCAGGTTGGATGCCCTAGCAAACTGACTGATGATCTAATCGCTAAGGCAAAGGAATATCTATATGGCGGTTATAAAGAAAACGAAGGTCAGGTAATACCAAGTATCGCTGGTCTAGCTTGTTACCTAGGCATTGCTCGCTCTACTGTTTATGAATATGCAAAGCAGGATAGTGACTTAGGTCATGAGTTTTCGGACACGTTAGACGGAATCATGGCTTTTCAGGAAATGAAGCTAATTAATAGCGGATTATCTGGCGATTTCAACTCAACAATAACTAAGTTAATGCTTGCTAATCATGGATATAGTGAGAAGCAGGAAGTTGATCACCGGTCATCTGATAACTCAATGTCACCAACAAAAATAGTTCTGGTTGCCGGAGGTAACAATGACGGTAGCGAGGATTGAAATACCGCCTAAATTAATTCCAGCATTCGAAGGTGACTATCGCTATCGCTGCTCACATGGTGGGCGTGGCTCAGCAAAGACAAGAACATTCGCATTAATGACAGCTATTCGTGGCTATATGGCTGCAATGAATGGTCAATCTGGCGTAATACTTTGTGCTCGTGAATACATGAACTCGCTAGAAGAATCATCCATGGAAGAGGTTAAACAGGCGATTAGGTCTGTACCTTGGCTAAATGATTTCTATGAACTCGGTGAGAAATACATTCGCACTAAGTGCCGCTCTGTTAGCTATGTATTCTCAGGGTTACGGCATAACTTAGATAGTATCAAATCTAAGGCAAGAATATTAATCGCATGGGTTGATGAAGCTGAATCAGTATCAGAAATAGCATGGACAAAACTTGCCCCTACGGTTCGTGAGGCTGGCTCTGAAATATGGGTGACATGGAACCCTGAGCGAGACGGTAGCGCGACAGATAAGCGATTTAGAAAGAATCCACCTGATAATGCTGTCGTGGTTGAAATGAACTACGATGATAACCCGTGGTTCCCGTCAGTGCTGGAAGATGAGCGGTTAAATGACCAAGCCAGATTAGATGACGCTACTTATGCGTGGATATGGGAAGGTGCTTATCTTGAAAACTCTGATAAGCAGGTATTGGCAAATAAATACGTTGTTCAATCATTCCCTGATGACCTGTGGCAACAAGCAGACCGCCTACTTTTCGGTGCTGACTTTGGTTTCGCTAAAGACCCTAACACTCTGCTACGACAGTTCATCCTAAATGACTGTTTGTATATCGAATATGAGGCTTATGGCGTAGGCGTTGAGCTTGACCATATGCCAGCGTTTTACGACAAGATACCAGAAGCACGTAAGTGGCCTATCAAAGCTGACTCCGCACGCCCTGAAACTATCAGCTATTTAAAGCGTCAGGGATTCAATATCTCAGCCGCTAAAAAGTGGCAGGGTAGTGTTGAGGATGGTATTACGCATTTACGTGGCTTCAAGCAAATCATCATTCATCCTCGCTGTAAAGAAACAGCAAAAGAAGCCCGTCTCTACTCATATAAAACAGACCGGATCACTGGTGAAGTATTGCCAGTGATTTTGGATGCTAATAACCACTGTTTTGATGCTGTTAGATATGGGCTTGATGGGTATATCACACAAAAATCTGTGGTCGGAATGCTAGTTAGAAAACGTTAATGAGGGCAAAAATGGAAGCAAATCAACAACGGCTGTCATTAGCGGTTAATAACGCATTGAAAGCCGTGCAAAGAGCTAGAATGTCCTACGTTCAGTCGCTAGGCACTGGTAACACTAAAAGACCTCGAATATGGAATGAGTTTGGCTGGCCTGAAAATCTAAGCTTTGATGATTTTTACAAGGCGTATGATCGCAATGCGCTAGGTGGTGCTGCGGTTGATAGATACATATCTGGGTGCTGGATTGATTACCCTGAAATATTCGAAGGTGACGAAGAGGCAGACCAAGACGGCTCAACAGATTGGGATAAAGGCCTTAATAAGCTACTCAAAAAACACTGGGAGCAGGTTGTAGAGGCTGATAAACGCAATTTAGTTGGTCGATATTCTGGTTTAATCATCCAAATCAAAGATAACAGGCTTTGGAATGAGCCAGTCGATACTAGCATTGTTAAAAAACTAAAAGATAAAGCTATTGTTCGCTTAATCCCTGCATGGGAAGCGCAGTTGGATGTTAAAACTTGGAATGAAGACCAAGCAAGCGAAAACTACTCCATGCCAACGATGTACTCGTTTACTGAAATGGCAGTGGGAGATGATAGCGACGGGTCACCATCTCGAATAATTGATATTCATCCTGACAGAGTTATAACGCTTATCGAAGGCGCTGCTGATGGCAAAATGTCATCTGGTGTATCTTTACTGAGAAAAGGTTACAACAAATTGCTCGACATCGAAAAGGTTTCTGGAGGTAGCGCTGAAGGATTCCTTAAAAACGCCAGTCGACAACTTAATTATGGTTTTAGTAAAGATGTTGACTTTGGCGCGTTGTCGGCCGCACTAGGCACTGACCTAGAGGGCTTGCCTGATGCACTAGATGAGCAAGTAAGGCGCTTAAACCAAAGCATTGACTCAGCTTCATTTATGCAAGAGGGAACAGCTACGGTGTTATCGGTTGCCGCTGCCGACCCCGAACCAACATGGCGCACATTGTTAGCTGAGTTTGCGGCATCAATCAATATGCCTGTTAAGGTGCTTATCGGTCAGATTACAGGGGAGCGCGCTTCAACTGAGGACATGAAAGATTGGGCTAGAACCTGCAAGTCAAGGCGTGAAGGGTTTCTCGCAAAAGTCATTACTGACCTGATCCACCAATTTGGAAGGCTTGGCGTTATTGAGCAAAAAGACGAGATAACAGTAAGTTGGTCTGATTTGCTAGCACCTAGCCAATCTGAAAAGCTGGATAACATGAGTAAGGCTGCTGATGTTGCAATGAAGACGCAAAACTCATTCGGTCGCTCTGTTCTTATGGAGAACGAAATTAGGGCCCTTGGCGAGTACCCAACGTTGCCAGAATTTGAGAATAGCGAACCGCCAGAGTCAGGCCCTAAAGGAGACCCATTAGTAGATGATGAAGAATCAAAAGATAGGGTCGCCGATAATACCAAGGAATAAGGCTGACCCGACACAATCAGGGCGGCAAGTTAGAAAGATGTTCCGTGATATTGATAATCGGTATTACGAGCTCAAGAGAGCACTCAAGCAACTATTCGACCTGTCATTTACTGGCAGAGAGAAAGCACAATCGCCCACTCAAAGCTACATACTCGCTAAAAACGCACAGGATGAGCCTGACACGATTTTTAAGGTTAACGCTGGCGTTTATATATATGACCTAGCGGAACGTCCTACAGAGTACGCTAGATTACTCGAAAGACTGCAATCAATACTTGATGACTACCTTCTCGAAGGTGGCGACGAACGATTGTGGGCTTTTGGGTATGTGTCTGATGAGTATGAGCGCGGCACCTTGAATGCTTACACTAACTTAGCCGTTCAATCCGAAGTCTACGCACAGCAAACAACACTCACTTATCTACTGTCACAGCCTGCTTATCAAAATCAGGTTGCAGCGGCGTTTATCTCTACGTATAGCGATTGGCGCGGACTGTCTGATGCTGCACGAACTGACTTAGCTAATGTTATCGGCACATCGATAGCCAGAGGCATAAATCCACGCGAAACAGCGCGGATAGTTAGCAAACGTTTAGATGTATCGATGACCAGAGCAAAGGCTATCGCGCAGACTGAGCAAGTTGGCGCACTTCGTAGGGCGAACTGGAATGAGACGACATGGGCTAGCGAAAGGTTAGGGCTGAAAACTGGCATCTTATGGATATCAGCGCTTAAGCCAACCACTAGGCCAAGTCATGCAGCACGTAGCGGGAAAATATTCACTGTTGAGGAGGTGGAATATTTCTACTCAATCAATGGTAATCGCTATAACTGTTACTGTGGCAATCAGCCAGTATTGTTGAATGAAGATGGCACGCTGCATAACCCTAGCATTTTAGACAGGCTCATTCAGTCGCGTGATGAGTGGGAAGAAAAGCGACAGGAATCAACAAGCAATTCATAAAGAGGCCAACACATGAAGCGCACTCGCGTCAATGTGCTGTCGGCTATTAATTCCTCATCAAACATATCAATCGAAATTATCAATAACGTTGAGCATTACGTCGTCAAAAACGTGTGCCCGCTGTATGACGATTGCGTGTTAAACGAGGGATTATATCCAACAGCCGAAAACGACAAAGGCTATAAGAGCCTAGACCGTGTTCCTATGCCGTACGGTCATCCAAAAGTAAATGGTAATTATGTGACTGCTCGTGATGTTGATGCCATTAACGAGCATTACATCGGGGCATATTCAGCTAACCCACGAAAAGAAAATGGTCGCGTCTTGATTGATATGTACGTCAATAAGCGATTCGCGGAAGGATCAGAAAGTGGCAGAGAGGTCATTGAGCGGCTAGATAAAATGATGAATGGCGAAGATGTTGAGCCAATCGGAATATCTACAGGGCTAAACCTCAATAGGCTGCAAGCAAATGGTAAAGCGCCAAACGGGAAAAAGTACAAATGGATAGCGACCAATCAACAGTATGATCACATTGCAATATTGTTGCATGAGCAGCCAGCTGGCACGCCAGAGGAGGGGATTGGGGTATTTGTTAATAGCGAGGGCGAGAAGCTAGACGTTGAAGAAGTAAAGCTGATTGACGCTGCAAACTTCACGCAAGAAGGATTATTTAACAAAGCTAAGTTTTTTTTCACTAACAATTCATTCTCATTTGAAGATATCTACTCCGCATTACGTGCGGCATTGCGTAATGCTTCCAGTGGCGACGATTGGCCTTATCCCGAAATGGTATGGCCCGATAAATTCATTTACTACAAATCAGGTAAAACCTACCAACAAAAATACCTCATGAACGATGACGGAGACGCCGAACTCGTTGGTGAGCCTATCGAAGTTGTGCGCAAGCCAACAGAGTACGAAGTTAAAACCAATAAGGAAACTAACCCGATGAAAGAAATCATCACGAATGCGCTGAAGGCGAAAGGCATCGAAACAGAAGGTAAATCTGATGCTGAATTACTGGATGCGTACAGCCAAATGAACGCCGAAGAAAAGAAAGAGGAAACGCCAGAAGAAAAAGCTGCGCGTGAGAAAAAAGAGAAAGCGGAAAAGAATAAATCCGACACTGCGAACAACAGTGAACTACAGCAACAAATCACAGCCGCTGTAAATGCTGCGATCGCTCCACTTCAAGCGCAGTTAAACGCAAACGCAGACAAAGAAGTAAATGCCATGCGTGACGCTGTGAAAGCTAAATTCGGCATGTCCGATACGGCTGTTAATGCGTTAAGTGGTGACCCACTGAAAGAGCTATATGCTCAATGCAATGTATCACATGGCCTGAATGGTTCATTCCAGCAAGTCAATTCCTCTCAATCAGTTTCAGATATGCCGGAGTAAAACATGGCGAATAAAAAACGTGTAATTCATGCGGGTGGTGTATTTCCTAATCCGCTATTAAATCGTGAAGGTGCGGCAGCAGTTGATACCAAGGCGGGTGTTATCGGTTTCTATGATGAAACTACCGCTAAATTCACGCCATCAGTTGATGGTAAAGAAGCGAATATTTTATATGTGGCCAACTTTGATTATCTGCGCTGCCAGACAGTTGACGATGTAATCAAGGCGGGTGATTGGGTTGTTGCAATTCAACCGATGCAAGGTTTGTTCTTAAACGTACGTGCCGCTGCTGGTACATACAAGAAAGGCCAAGCAGTTATTGTTGCTAACGGTCAAATCACACTGGCAACAGGCGCAGAGGGCGAAGCAGTATTTGCCTATGTCGAAGAAGATACAGCATTAACCGCTGCGGCGGGTGATCTGGTTCGTGTTGTGTTCAAGTAAGGAGAACTGAATGTTTTATTTTTCAACTAAGAAGGCAACCGAAACGGGAAACCTTGAAGCCAATCAAGCGCAGTTCAGCGAATTACAGTTAGCGCGTAATTCGTCTGCTCAAGCGGTGGCTGATTTTATCGCATGCGCACGTTACCGCAGTGGTGATGCTCCAACGCTCAATGCAGTAAATGCCATTGATGATATTAAGCGTTTATATCGCTCTTATGACCAAACAGTGCTAGCAGAGTTTCAGCCCAACACTATTTACACTCTGTTAAATGACTTAATGGGGCTGTCTCGCTCCGTTCGTTTAGAAGAGTCAGTGTATGAATATGCACGTAAAGGCGGTGGCGGTGAGGCTCACACGTCAATGTCTGGCCAAATTGGTGCGTTGTTAAATGCTGGAGCTTACAGCTTTGATGGAACAATGGTTCCAGTTCACGACACAGGTTTTAAATTCATTTGGCGTGACCCTATTTTCGCTAAAGGTTCTGCATTAGCTTCATTGGCAGATGCTCAAGCGGATTCTGTTGATACCGTTCGTCGCAAGTACATTGATTTCATGTGGAATGGCTTCCGTGATGCTGCGGGTAATTTCATTACGTTTGATGGTAAAACGTGGAAAGGCTTCCGTGCTGATGAGCGTGTGGCTCAAATTGTTCTAACGGTTGATTTAGATAAAGAGCAAGACGGTAAAGTTATTCGCAAAGAAGTGATTAACTTACGTGACGTTCTGAAGCTGCAAAACCTGCAATATGGTGAGCAGACTTGGTATGTCTCAGGCGAAATCCTGTCCAACTGGGAATCTGTCTACTTCGATGTTAACCAAACCCGCACCATTCTTGACGAAATCAAGAAAATCACGGGCATTAAAGACATCAAAGAAGATTACGAGCTGAAAGGCAACGAAGTTCTGATTGTTCCGCTGGGCGCTGGTGTTATCGCTCCTATCGTCGGTCAGGCGTTCGGTACTGTTGCTGACCCTCGTCAGTTCTACAACTCAGACTATGTATGGCGCACATGGGGTGCTGCTGGTCTGATGGTTAAGCAAGACATCGCGGGTCACTTCTCAGTAATCCACGCTAAAGGCGCATAAGGGGGATTCATGGCACTGGTAAAGGTTATTTCAAGTAACTTCTTTGCTGGTGCCGACCTCAAAAAGCAAGAGGTTGGCGCTCAGCTGGAAGTGTCAGAAGAAACCGCTGAAACATGGCTGCTGGCTGGTCTGGTAGAGCGAATCGAAGAACGAAAACTCGAAGTCGCCACGCCAGAGAAGAAAAAGGGTAAAGGTAAATCAGATGGTGATAACACTTGATGACGTAAAGCCAATGATAGCCGAGCTTGGGTTTACATTGCCTGATTCCGTGCTGTTGTTGCTACTGGAACAAGTGAATGCAAAATCTGAATGCTTGGCGGCTAATTATGATGAATCACTGCAAAAGCTGCTTCTAGTTTATGCGCTGGTTCGTCTTGCCTCATTGTCTGGTGCTCGAAAGATATCATCACAAGGCGCTCCTAACGGGGCGTCACGTTCGTTTACTTATGACTCTGCTGGTACGGATTATTTACTGAAACAGTTAAGAGCATGGGATACGGCAGGGTGTTTATCTACGCTACCACTGGCGAGTAAATCGGTTGGGTTCTTTGGTGTAGTAGGGGGATATTCGTGATAGAAGCAAAAAAACTAGCGGATATGTTAAATCGCTTACTTGAGCTAGACCGAGAAGGCACGCAGAAATTAATTAGCCACCGAGTTGAATTTAACAATAACTTAGAGGCTGAAAATGTGCCTTTCGTGTGCGCCAAGTCAAATGATGGTGTAGTCACAATGGGTGTTGTCGGGCTGCTTAATGGCATGGCTTCACCAAATACTGGTGTTGTTGCTGCCGTGATTGACAACAAGAAATTAACTGGGTTTACGGTGGTTGGGTGCAAGGAGTGCGAGCCTTATCAATTCGAGAGCTATGCATTATGAGTAATACAGCTGAGTGGGTTTATACCAATGTCGCTACTGTCTACCCTGTCATTCGCGGCGGTGGTAAATGGGATGACACAATCACCTATGGCCCGCCTTATTTAATCGCTTGCACATTCAAAGGTAGCAATGAAGTAGCGAAAGATGATTTCGGTACTGAGTTTGTTACTAAAGACTTGTACAACACCGAAATGAAGTATCAAGGCCAGCCTGTTCGTCATCCAGTTCGCGGGGATTATATCGCGCAGGAAGATACAACGGCTATTCTCGACCCAAGGTTAGCGAATGCGAGTCAAATCGTTGTGGTAAGCAAAGATGACATGAGTTTCTTTGGTGAGTCATACGATTATGTGATAAGGACTTAATCATGGGCGTAAAAGTCAAAGGTATCAGGCGAGTAAGAGGGAATATCAATAGCGAATTAGAGCTTATTGCTACACAGCGAACAGCCCGAGTTATGCAGGAGATATCAATCACTGGTGCGGCTTATGCTGCGGCAATTACCCCTATCGACACATCCAACCTTATCAACAGTCAGTATCGCCAATTACAGAAAATACCCAGTGGCTATGAGGCGAGAGTCGGTTATTCAGCTAACTATGCCGCAGCGGTTAGTCAGATGAAAGGTAAGCTTAAAGGTCAGCCAAGAGAAGATTTTGGTAAAACTCGAAGCGGTGTCTCATTTGGTGGCGGTACTGGTAAAGGTCGATATTGGGATCCTAACGCAGAGCCTGATTTTTTACGCAAAGGCTTTGAAAACGCAGCGCCAGAAATACAGGAAATCATTAAACGAGGCTACAAAATATGAAGCCTAGTGATATTTACAGCGAAATTACTGAGTGGTTGGAGGTTAATCACTTCTCTGATGGGTTCGATGTTCAGTATCGATTTTGGAAAGATGGTCAGCAACTAGACAAGTTTATCGTCATTCAGCGAATGGGCGGCGGTAAGCCAGAGGAGGCGATAACACGCGACTCATATCGAATGCTGCTTATATCTGAGGTCGATGTCGGCCAATCAGCACTTGAAGACCTAGCTTTTAGTATTAGGGAAGCATTAATCCGAGACCACAAAATCGGATGTATGACCTACGTAGAGCCAATCGGCGGTATCAACCAATCAATGAGCGATAGAAATCGCTTAGTCCTCGAAATCAATTTCAACACAATAATCTCACGATAACGGAGTAAATAAACATGGCATGTGAATCAGGTGCATTCACAGGGCGCGACGTCGTTGTATTTTATGCAATTGCGTGCCCTGAGAACAAACCATCACCAATCGATTACGGTCGCCTTGGTATGATGCGCGGAAAGTCGTCTGCTACTGAATGGGAAACGGTAGACGCAACGGGCGATATGTCGCCACAAAATACACAGGAAAGCTTAGTTTCGTACAAAAACGTCACTTTCTCGGGTGATGGCGTATCTCGTAAAGAGTCTTTATACGGTCAGAAAGAGCTTAAGCGCCACGTTAACAACCCTGAAACTACATCAGGTCAACCTTATGTATGGTTCAAGATTGTTAGCCCTACAGATATCACAGAAGGCTGTTTCTTAGTGACTAGCTGGAGTGATGAATATCCACACGATGACGTAGCGACTTGGTCTATTGAAGCTAATAGTGCAGGTGGTGTCGATATCCGTGATATTCCAGAAGAAATCGTAATCACTAAGCAGCCAGTAGACCAGACTTTAACTGTAGGCCAAACGCTAACTCTATCTGTAGAAGCTAAATCCACAGATGGTTCAGTGCTAACCTACCAGTGGAAGAAAGGTAACAGTAATGTGTCTGGCGGTACTGCTGCGACATTCACCAAACAAGCAACGGTTGCGGGTGATGCAGGGGAATACACTTGCGTTATCACTTCAACTTCTGCGGGTAGTGTTACTTCTAGTCAAGCAACGGTCACCATTTCTTAATCTAAGGGGCGCAAGCCCCTCTATTGAGGTCTCATGCAAGTATTAACGGATGTAGGGCAATTTACAGCAATAGTAGATGGTAAAGCGTATTGTTTTACACCTTCATTTTCTGCGATGGCCAGACTAGCGAAGGACTCACTAACAAGATTGACTGATGTTTTCGTTACAATTCATGGCGGTAAATTCCCAAAAATAAACAATCCTGATATCGCTAAGCAAGTAGAGCCAGTCTGTTTTGCAAGAATGGTTATGGTATGCAAGGAAGTGATGGAAGTGTGCTGTAACGAAAATATCAGTAATCTAATCGGCTCACTTAGCATCAATAGAAAGGGTTGGTTAAGTTATCGAGCGGGGTATATTGAGCTTGAGGATATTATTAAGCTTGCCCGCCACCTTATGCGCCACGGCATCATGGGCGACCAAAAGCCTGATGAAGACGAAGAGCCACAAGGAAAATTCACAAACGAGTTCGACCCGCGTGTTTATGTCTACCTTGCGGTAGCCCATTTGGGTATCAGCGAACAGGAAGCGTGGGGAATGACAATGACAGGTTTCCGCGCTGCTATGGAAGCTAAATTTCCCCGTAGCGAGAAAGATAAAATCCCATCCAATAAGCGGTATGAAGAAGCTATGGATTGGGCGGATAAAATTATTATGCGTGATAATGCGAGGTAAAAAGTAGCTTTGCGGCTACTTCTTAATCCCTAATTTATCCTTAACGACTTCCATCTCTCGTTCAAGCTGGAATATGCGCTCAGCCGCATCAGAAATCGTTAAAACTTCAACATGAGAATTACGCAGTATCCAATATTCGATAGCTGCGACCATTTCCTGATTGGCTGACCGATTATTAAATTCAGCTAATTCTTGAATTCTATCTTTTAAATCAGTCGGTAATCTGAGGTTAACCTGCGGATGCTTATATTTTCTTTCCATGCCACCTATCCTCAAAAACTCTCATTCTAGATAGGTGTTTTTTAGGTATCAATGCGTACCAAGTAGGTATCATTGTATATGTATACAGTAATATCCAGCTGTAAATAAGATCAGTAACGCCTAACTTAAATTAGTTGATACTATTCAAATAATATTTTTTATTTTTTGGATTCTAACAATGGGCATACAGCCGCAACTAAAAACTGGCGAAATATACAAGAAAATACTAGCTTCGATAAATGCTGGTGACTTGCTAATCCCAGAAACTGAGTTGTATCAACTATTGAGGGAAGCGAGGCAAATACCATTAAAAGCAGAATCATTAAGCATACAGGGTCTTCTTTATATTATTTGGGGTAAAATAGATGAAGGGATTAGGCTTAATGAAGAAGCGATTAACGAAGATCCTTATACTCCAGCAATTTGGCTGAACTATGCTCTTGCGATAGGAAGAAGATGTAAATACAAGAAGCAAAGAGAAATATTGCAAAGAGCTATAAAGTACGAATCACCTCTATCAATAAAGGCTGCGTTAACTAATGCGCTACAATGGCCTAATGCGGAACTTGTTGTATTGTCAATGACGCTTATAGAGAAACTTAAAATTAAAATAACTGGGATAGACTACAATGACGCCATGAGGATGTTAATCATGATTGAAGATGATAATGAATTAGCAATAGCCATGAGCCGAGTTGTTGAATGTGCAATGGAGGTTGCTGAGCAAAACAACATAAAATATAAGTCTACCTATATTGATCAGTTTATGGACGAAGACCCATGTTTTATTTGTCGTATTGGCGAGGCCACTGCTGAGGAAATATCAGATTTAAACGAGTCATTAGCTATATCTATAGTAAGAAATGGACTTGCAGGCTCGCCAGCTTTAGCCATGTTTGAGCGAGGTGAGTGATGTCTGTTAGCTCAAATGATTTTTTGAATATAGCCGAAAGTTGCATATCAAATGAAAACGGTGAGATTGGGTATAGGAACGCCATTAGTCGTGGCTATTATGCAGCATACCATTCAGTAGTATCCTGTTTAAATGATGGCAAATTGCCAAGGTATAACGGAAAAGAATCCAAAAATGTAAAAGGTGGAACGCATGCTAAGCTGTCCTATTACTTTGAAAATGATGCTGCAAATGATCTTCCATACGAAAAAGAAAAGCTTGAGCTTATTGGTGTTCAATTAAGAATGCTGCATAAGCTGAGGGTTAATGCTGACTATAGGATAGAAAAAAAGATAGATAAAGTTGATGCTCAGGATGCAATCATCAAAGCAAAAAAAATAATGGTCATTACTCACTCTCTTTTAGAGCAGAAAAAACAAATAGATTCTCAATCCAAATAATGCGTAGTCCTACTCTGTCGGTTTTTTCGACTAACAATCAAATTTTAGCCATAATTTTTTCTTAACATAAATTGGGTACAGATAATGCAAAGCAATAACTATGTAGCAATGCCAATGTATACCTCTGCTGCAGGCACGGAATATAAATTCGAGTGCCAGTTAACTGAAGATGTGAGTGATTGGGGCGGGAAGATAACCATACAAAAAGGGTCGTTGCCATCTCGTCTATTTAAAACAGTGAATGTGGTAATCTCAAAGCAAGATATAGCTTCAGCTCATGAAGCATCAGTATTATTGGAAGGGAGCATCTATAATGCTATTTGTAGCATATTGGAAGCTAACGATGGGGTTGAAAAATGGCCTGCTGAGCTCAGACAGCATTCTGACCCAGAGTGGCATTATTATTTTTAGTAACCTAATTCAACCTGCTTCGGCAGGTTTTTTGTTTGCTTCAATTTGCACTCCCGCTAAGCTAACATTACTGAAACTAATTGATGGGATGGTGAGATGAGAAGAATATTAGCAGTGGCTGCGGTGGTTGGTTAAGGGCGTCCTTGCCCTGTTACCTATTTGATTAATGCAGGATGCTTTCCGTTAAGGCTTTCTTGTAGCATCCGAAGGAACGAATATCCATCCTTGAATCGGTCGTATAATCTTGGTGCTACTGGTGAGTCGATACTACGCAGGGCTGGATATAACTCGACTTTCCATGCTGTGTAAATCGCTTCGTAATGTTTTGCTAGCGCATTTATATTATGGATATCTCTATCCTTGTTAACGTAGAGGTGAGTAGTCTCCCTTGGGTCTTCTTTGGGAATGTAATCACCTTCTAAAACAATTTTATGGATATATTCTACAGCTTCGGGTATTTGGTTTGTTGTTAATTCTTCAATGCTTGAAATGTTGAAGCGCTGATGAACGAAAGCATACGCCTCTGGGTACATGATGCTTTTTTTGCTTACGAGTAAATTAACCGCATCTTTTAAGGGGTTTCTTTCTTGAACTGTTGAACGACGAATAGCTTGTTCAACTCGACCACTAACTAAATCGTCGTATGCTCTGATAACCTTTAAAGCAAAAGCAGCACTGATCCACATTGCATAAGAATAAACTAATTCTTTGCAGACGTAGGTTCCACCATAGCGCCCGCTTTTTGATACGACAGGCTTAAAATCAGAGTCTTGTTTTTTAACTTCTCGATTGTGAGCAATTAAAATTTCTTCAATTAATTCAATTGTTTTCTCTGAGCGCAGCCAGTTTGCAGGTTTATCTTTGTCTTGATTACCAGATGCTTTATGTAAGTCATTAAGTGAATAGCGACATACAGAATCTTTGCGAATTGAAGTGTTAGAAATGATGAGTTGGTTAGTCATATTTGACTCCTTGTATTTCTTTGAGAATGTTAACCATAAAATATGGTGTCGGGAGGCTCAAAACGGCTACAAGAGACCGCGGACTTATTCCCCTTTCGGGTGTTGTATTCGTCGCCCTCCCGACATTGTTCGGGGTATGACCGCGCTATGCGTTCACTAAATGATAGGCATAAAAAATCCAACACTGACGGGGTTGGTTTTGACCGCTTGTAAGAGGTTTTGAGTCCTCGTTTGCTAAATGTATAAGCCAATGTGAATTATGTCAATCATACTTTTGTTTGGTTGCGGCGATATTCATATAAAAGATGTGTTTTGCTTTGATTTGCAGTCTCGATAAGAGAAACTATGCTTATTGAATTTAGCAAGGAAAAAGCATGGAAAATAAAAACAAAGAAGTATTTGAGCAATTATCTGAATTAGATTTCATTTTAGAGCTTGAGCGAAAGTATTCTGGTATTTACCCGTTTAATGAAACTACTATCACCATCGAGCATTTAGATGAGTTTGGGCAATGTATGGTTCATTTAGGCTTCGAAGATCAGTTTGCTATAAGAGATTCTTTTGGTAACTGGCGACAAGCTACAGCAGAAGAATGTTTGCAATTAGGCAAAGGTGAGCTCAGAGGCTCGGCTAAGTTGATGTGAGGGATAGCGATGAGAAAGTTGTTGATAATTAGCGCAGCGATTGCTTGTGCATTTTCATTTGGTGCAAATGCTGGAGAAAAATCTAGAAGCTTAACTAATGAAGAAAAAACAAATGTAGAGAAAGCGGTGAAGGCAACGCTAAAAGATCCTGATAGTGCAACATTTAAACATACAAAACTTGTGTTAAGTGGTGATGGTGTTGTTGATAGATACTGCGGCATGGTTAACGCGAAAAACTCATATGGTGGATATACAGGGTATTCTGTTTTCTTTGTTGGAATCACAGCAAACAAAGATGGAGAGAGGGTAGCAATATACCTTGGGCCACAAGAGGAGTCGGATATAGCGCAGCAGTCTGTAATGGAGATGTGCGCTAAATATGGATACTGAAAAATAAAACTGAACACACATAACCCCGCAAGTTAATGTGGGGATTATTTTAGCTAACAGCCCTGTCAATTTTGACGGGGCTTTCTTTTTTATAGAGGTTAATCATGACATTAAACGCTGGATCAGTAGAGTTCATTATAAAAGCCGATACCGAACAGTTATTAGTTGCCAATAAACAGGTCGATAGGAGCTTAAGCGATCTTGATGTTAGCTTTGATAAAGCTGCCAAATCAGTAAATAAAACAGAAAAGGCAATGTTTGCTCTTTCTAAGACGGCTGCATTAGTAACTTCTGCAATCTCTGTTGGTGCTGTTGTAAGTATGGTTGATGAGTGGGGACAGGTTGCAGCTCGAATAAAAATGGCGCTCAAGTCTGTTGAAGGTGATATCACCAAATACGGAGCAATACAGGAACGCTTCTTAGAGATAAGTAACAGAAACGGTAAAGCAATAGAAGACACTCAATTACTCTATGTTGGCGCAGCAACATCAATGCAGGAATTGGGATATAACACAGATCAGACTGTAGATTATATTGAGTCATTGTCTTCCTCGCTAACAGCTAACGCATCAAGCGCAAACGAAACCCAGTCAATGATTAACGCGCTAAATAAATCAATGGTTGCTGGTAAAGTCGCAGGTGAAAACTGGAACTCAATTATGAATGCAACGCCAACCATTATTGGCGATATTGCAAAAGAGTTATCAGTTATGCGAGGTGGCGTAAAAGTCACTGAAACAGAAGTTAAGAAAATGGCTTCTGAAGGTAAGATTTCATTCCAATTATTTGCTGATGCGGTTATCAAAGCTAAAGAAGCCAACAACGCTATGGCTGACAGCATGGATAACACTGTTGCTGATGGTTTCACAAAGTTAACGAACTCAGCCAAGGCATACTATGGTGAACTAAACCAATCTCTGGGAATAACCAGATCAGTATCCGCTGGATTTGCTGTGCTTACTGAAAACTTTGATTATCTAGCTAGCGCCATTGCAGCAGTGGTAGCCGTTGGAGCAGCTAAATATTTCGGAGATTTATCTAATAGAATCGTTAAGTTTGGCGCAGACTCGGCTAAAGCGGCAATTGATAGCAAGAGGCTGGCTGTTGAAAAGCTAAATACTGCCAGAGCGTCATTGCAGCAAATTCAGGCTGAAAAGGCATTAGTTACAGCAAATCAGCAAACTTTAAATAGCCAACTTCTAGCGGCTAAAACAGAAAAAGATAGAGCGATAATTAAAGATAAATTATCCGCAAGCACTGCTGAAATGGTCGCTCTAAATAAAGCAGAGGCAGCATCTACCAATCAACTTGCAGCAGCTCAAGCTAGATTAAATATTGCTTCAAGGGCTGCCTCTGGTGCTATGAACTTGCTCAAAAGCGGATTCTCGCTAATAGGTGGGCCAGCTGGCGCAGCAATGCTTGCAACTGGCGCAATATTTTACTTCTATCAAGAAATGCAACGTTCGCGTGATGAGTCAGTTAAGTTAGCCAACGGATTAGATGGACTAATCACTAGAATGCAGGACATGAACAGGGAGCAAAAAAAATCTGAGTTAAGTAAAATAAACTCTGCCCTTGGTGACCTAGCTGTAAATATTGGCTTGGCTGGAGATGTAGTTAAAAAAGCAAAAAAAGATTTTGATGATTGGAATGGAAGGCTCAGCAGAACCAAAGAAGGCAGCAACGAGTATGAAGTGGCCGTTAGAGGTGTTGAAAGGGCGCAAATTGCGTTAACGTCTGCAATCGAAGCTCAGGAAAAGGCTCAAAACGACCTTGCTAAGTCTAAAAGCGCCATAAGGATCCTTCAAGCTGACCTTAACGGTGAGTTAAAACAGGGTGCAGAGTTGCTGGCTCATGAGGCTAAAACTTTACTACCAAATGGTAGCGCCGCTTTGAGGCAGTATGGTGTAGACCTTGATAATGCAACCAAGAGTAAGCAAAAATTTAACTCTCAAAGTCTAATGCTAGATTTCGGCGGAGATGATGGTCAAAAGTTAAAGAAAAGGCTAGAAAGGGATTTAGCATTATCTAAATTAGACGGTGAAGCAAAAGTAAGGTTACAGGTTAAGTTTGCTGCCGATGACTCTGGTGTCGTTGACCCAATGGCAATACAGAAATTACAAGATGATGCTGTAGCTACTTACCAAAACAATGAACAAAAGAGAGAAAAAAGTAAGCTTGATAAACAAGGGGCAAAAACAGCCAATGAAGCAGCCGATGCATTAAAAAGCCAGTACGAAGCAGTTGCTAGACTTAATACTGGGTATAAAGATAATTCATTGGAAATGGCTAAGTATGATGCCGTTGTGAGACTTGGTAACAAAGCGACACAAGAGCAGATTAATAAAGCCAAGGAATTAGCTGAGGCACAATGGAAGGCCGAGGAAGCAGTAAGAAACCTAGCTCAAGCAGAACAGGGAAGAAAGTACGCCAATCAAGAAATAGCCGCTGGTAAGGTTGCTGAAAATCCTTATACCGATACAGCAGAAGACCCACTCGCTCAGATAAACCTACAGGAACAGCAAAAGTTAGAGGCTTTAGAGAAGTATCGGCTCATTGATACTGAAAACGCTCAATTGTATGAGGATGCTAAAACCGCAATCATGCAGCAAGCAACATATGATCGCGAAAGAATACTCAAGCAAGAGCAAGATGAATACAAAAATAATATGGCTGGTCTTCTTGGTTCCACGTCTGAGTTTGCGAGTTCACTTGCTGGAGCGTTTGGTGATGCGGTAGGCGAGTCAAATGCAGCGTATAAAGCGTTGTTTGCGGTTAGTAAAGCGTTTGCAATTGCTCAAGCATCGTTAAACCTTCAAACGGCAATCGGTAACGCCCTTGCTATTCCGTGGCCTAAAAACATTCCAGCAATAGCGCAAGCAATGGCGGCAGGCTCTCAACTGGTTAATGCTGTAAGAGGTGTTAATTACGGCGGTCGTCGCTACGGCGGTAACGTATCAGGCGGCAATCCATACCGTATTAATGAATCGGGTGAATCTGAGATATTCCAGACTTACGACGGAAAACAGGCTTTCATTCCGAATAAGTCAGGGAAGGTTATTCCTGCGGATAAGGCGGGCGGCTCAAATCTTCCTCCTATTATCAATGTATACCAACAGGCTTCAGGGGCAACGGTTGATGTAACGACTGAAAAAGGTCTGAATGCACAGGATGTAATTAATATTGTAGTACGCAACATCATAGAGGGTCGTGAAGTAAGTGGCGCTATGTCAACACACCACAATGCACCAAGAAAGGCTACTGGATCACTTTAAATAATCAAGAGGTAACATATGAAAGTATCAATAGAAGTAAACGGAAAAATAATTTGGTATCGCGACGAAGAGAAGCTGGAAGGCATGATGTCAACAGGTTACATAAAGGACGGGACACAGGAAAAGATTATCGCCGCCCTTGAGAGCGCATTGGAGCAAGCTAAAGGTCAGCTATTATGCTTCAATGACTGATATTCTATGTCTTATATTGACTGAGCCGCCTCCTAAGTCTATCGTTACATTCCAATATCCAGAATGAGGCACAGGTAGCTTTGCTGGCAGATGGGTGAAGAAACCGCCGCCACCATGATGCTCAAAGCCTCTTCTGTTTTTATAGTTATTGAAGTTTGGGTCAGTCATCAAAAGAACATTGCATTGATGACTGCAATCCACCACAACAATATCACCCGCATTTAAGTACATCCTTTTATGTAAAAACTGCATAAGTGAATCCTATTATGAGAATTATCAGCCATATTCTCAGTCTGTTTCTCTGGGCTGAATGTTAAACATAACCTAAATTTATCTATTGTGAACGCTGATGATTGATTAGTTATTAAAATGATGACTTATCTCACAAGCTTTAACTGGTGAAATATGGACGAAATTATTGATTACCCTCGCGGTATGCCTCTGCCGATTAGGGCAGACAAAAACATGACCATCGACACGGGATTTAGGACTGACCAGCCACAAGTTGGCGCTCCTATTTTCCAGCCTCTTACGGATGACTTAAAAACCGTCTGGAGTGTGCGATGGGTATTGAGGCGAGAACAGGAAAGGCGATTTGCCCAATGGCTGCGAAGTCCTAACTATCTTGATAACGGTAAACGCTGGTTTCGCATGGAGATTGATTTGGGCGGGAGTGGACTACAGGAACAAATAGTCCACTTCGTTCAAATGCCAGTACAGACTTCGATAGTGGCTGGCGTGGTGACGTGGACGGGAAGCATTATTTGCCGAAAACTGAACAATACAGATGATGAGTTCGGAGACCTGATTGTCGAGCTGCTACCTGAAGAATGGGGATTGCTTGATATCGTCGTCACTGAGAAATTACCACGATGCAAGGGGGAGAAATGAAATTAAGAGAGTACAGGGCACAACGACCAATGCGTACATTCTACGAGACCATTCAATTCTATCACCCATCATTCGGAAACATTCATTTGGTCAGCTTGCAGATAGAGCCTAAAGTGCTTGGTGGCGTTGAGTATCAACCGTGCAACTTTGAGCTAGCGGAGAGCCAGCAGAGTAAAACGCCGATTATCGATGCTTCGGTTAAGTTTAGCCGAGTCGCGCAGGACTTTAAGCAGCAACTCAAGCTATGGAGGTCAAATACACGAATGAAGCCGATTATCGCAACGTTCAGGCTATTTGATTCAGCCGACAAAGATAACCCGATAAGCGAATGGTCGCTGTACGTGAAAGACTGCTCACTCGATGCGGAATCGGTCACTGTCACGCTGTCGATGAATAACCCGCTGAATAAGAACGTTGGGCGTATTTACACGATGGAAGAGTTCACAGGCTTGGAGACTGTTTAATGACGAAATTAGAGTTTATTAATCTGATGATAGGCAAGCCGTGGAAGAATCGGGCGTGTACGTTTGAAGCGTGTGATTGTTGGGCGCTGGTTGTACTTTACTATAGGTACGTACTAGGTACGGAAATTCATCATGACGCTGGCTACGAATCGGACCATGATTTTGTAACTTGCTATGAGAATGAAGTCGAATTCTGGCAGCGTACCGAGCACCCACTAGATGATGGGATATTCATTGGCTATCGCGGCTCTCAGCCAGCTCACATCGGCTTAATCATCGATGGCAATGCATTCCATAGTCGCGGCGAGAATGGGGCTGTAAGAATGGATAGGCTCATTGTGCTTGAGAAGAAATTCACGAAATTGGAGTTTATGAAATATGCCGATAGTTGAGATTCAACGAATAGCGGGAACACCTAAAGAAAGAGTTGATTTAAAAGTCGGCTCTTTTTTTTATAGCGATTTTCTAGTGCATCAACAGTTGCATACCGATGTGGTGATTATCGTTAACGGTCGTGAGTTGCAAGAAGATGACGAGTTAGATTTCGAGATAACACCAACTCACTTTATTCAATTATTCGACCAGCCAAAGGGCGTTATTGGTGACATCTTAAATCCAGTTTTCAACCTTGTCACGAAAGTATTCTCGTTTCTTGCACCAAAAACACCGTCATTCTCTGCCGCTGAGTCGAATGTTAAAGACAGCCCGAATAACAGGCTAACAGGGCAAACAAACGTTGCCCGAGCATATCAGGCAAGGCCAGAGATACACGGGCAAGTAAGGGCGTTTCCTGACCTGATTCAGCAGTCTATGTTTGAGTACAACAACAACCTCAAGACGGTAACTGAGTGGCTAAACATTGGCGTTGGCGAATATAAAACGGAAAGCATCAGATTTGCTGAGTCTGATTTTACAGCGATGGCAGGTGCGAGCTACAAGATATACAAGCCCAAGGAAGTTATCCCGTTAATTAACGAAGGCTTCGAGTTTCCTGATATCGACGGGCAAGAATTGCCGGGCCCTAATGAAAGTAAAGATATCCCACAACAAACAGCGACAGCAAACGAGGTCGTTTCAGGCGAAATCAAAGGCGGTGAAGCGGCGATAAAAATCGTTAAACAGGATGAGTTTGAGTATTTTTTCGAGCTCACTAAACCGCGCTCTATCTCAATGACTGTGAATGTGAGTTATGACACGCCGCAGGGTTCTGTAACTAAAGATGTAAAAATTGACGCTCAATTAGTTGATGCAAAAGAGAGTAACGATGGCTCGTTGATTAAACCTGTCGAGTATTACGAGTTCTTCTTTACTAACCTAACTGGCACTGACTTAGCACAACTTCCACCTAACGTAGTAGTGAACACAACGAAATTCATTCTGTATGACAACCAGTTTTTAACAGTGGGTCCGTTCTTCTCTCCAGTAGATGGCGACCAGATGTGGATTCACCTTCAAGCGCAGCTTGGTGGCGGGAAAAATTGCAATGCAGATATAGATATCTGGAAAGTTGATATTAACAACGAAGAAATTGCAGGAACTAGGCGGCGTATAAACTCAGCGCTGAGCGCCAACAATGGCTCGCGAGTTTATTATAAAACGGACAAAGTAGCGCTTAACTCAGGCCGTGGACGTTACGCAGTGCAGCTCACTCGGCGCAATAACAGTAGTGACCAAAGCGTGATGAAGATAGAAAACGCTCACATTGTCAGAGTTCGTGAGAATGTCGTTTTTGAGAATGACACGATTGTTAATGTGTCAGTGAGGGCTACTGAAGCACCAACAGGAGCAAGGGAGCGTAAATACAATCTACTTGCCACTCGCATGGTTATTTCATATGACCGAGTATCAAAGCAAGTTGATTATACGCTCAGGCCATCGCGGAGTTTTGCTGATGCAGTTCTACACACTTGGCTGATTACCGCTGGAGAAAGTGAGAAGAATATCGACATTGACGGGCTATATCGGATTAACGATAACTTGCCAGATGAACGATTGGGGTATTTTGATTACACCTTTGACGATGAAGATATTTCTCTAGGCCAACGCATCGAAACTATCTGTAATACCGCACGGGTAACCGCTTATTTCGACAATGCAGTGCTCACATTCTCCCGCGAGCAATCCAGCGAATTTCCAATGACTACATTCAACCGCTCGAATATCACAGGTAACGACATGAAGATATCGTATGACATGTCTATGCCGAGTGGGTATGACGGGATTGAGCTGGAATATGTCGAGCCGGTTCGCAATAAGAAAGACTATATCCGATTTCGAGTTGATGAGAACGGAATCACTGAAGGGTTATCATGCACGCCTAATAAGATAGTTTTGCAAGGCTGCCGTAATCGTTACCAAGCAATGGATAGAGCATTGTTAGAAGCTAACCGACTTATTCATCAACGAACAAGTATCAGCCTGACAACCCTAGCCGACGGTGGGAATGTGTACCCATCAGACATGGTGCTGATAGCCGATACTTACGACTCAAATCAGCAAGCAGGTTACATCACTGAACGAAAAGGAGAGGCATTCAAAACCAGTGAGAAAATCAAATTTGATGATGAAATGTGGGTGTATCTCACTGATAGCATGGGTTACACAACGCAGAAGTTTAAAGCGGAGCCTAGCGAAGATACTGAGTTCGGCTTTATTGCAGGTGTGCCAGAAGATATCGAACTCAATTTCTACGATGGGTATAACAAACAAGTTGCATCACGTTACATCATTGCCACTTCAGATGAGTTAGAAATGACTAAGTGGGTCATCACGGACAAACGCCCATTAGGTGGAGAACGCTACACAATAACCGCAACCGAATATTTCGACGCAAAAGCCGACTATAACGCATAACAGCAATCATTAACCAACAAGCCAGCCATAAGAGCTGGCTTTTTTATTAGGAAAAATTATGTCTACAATTCCAACACAAAACCCAGTTCCAAGTGAAGCACCGCGCGACCTGAAATATAACTCAGGTAAAATTGACGAATTTGTTAACTCTGAATTTCTTACATATGTTGATCGGCAGGACAATGAGAGGTTAACAATAAAAGGACTTGAAGAAGCCGCCGTATCAGCAGGCCCTACTGTGGAAGCAGCGGTAATAGCAAAGGATGCAGCTAATGAGGCAAAGAAAACTTCCGATGCGATTAAAGCCGATACGGAAAGTTATATTCGACGCGCTGAAACTGCCGCCGAAAAGTCTGAGATTACTGCTAGCTCTGTAGAAAATATGTCTCAAACCATTATTTCCTTAAACTCAGGGCAGGAGTTCTTTTTAACTGAAGCTGAGCTTCTGGCTACTATACCGTCTCAAACTGGTCATGTAGCGAAGGCGCTCGATACAAAAAAAGTGTGGATATTTAAAAGCATCGTTACTCAGCAAAACATTACCGTATCTCCGGTATCAGGTGCAGTAGCTAATACTAACCCCGAAAACCCATCTGCCATCTCACCAGGTGAGGATCGAGCTTATTTTAGAATTAATGTGCAGAATATAGAGTCAATGACAGTCAGTGGAGCAAGAACGGATCTTAAT